TCGTACCGCCGGAAAGTAGTAGGTAATTGCCCGGATTGAAGTTGCCCGAATGGTAAACGGTGTAATCACTACCCGGATCTACCGGACGATAGATCAGGGCATTATTAGTATGGACGAACAAAATACTCGTAACGCCGGTATTTGTTTGTTCAAACTGAAGCTGAGGATATGCCCCTGTTTGGCATTTCATTATGCCGGAAGTGAAACCATTGGCAACAGTTAAGCTTCCGGTTATGGTTTTATTACCTGTTAATGGCAGATAGTTATTTGGATTGAAGTTACCCGAGTCCCAAATTTGTCTCCAAGTTCCCCAATTCACACCATCTCTTCCTCTTGTCCACCACTTTTCACCTGCATAGCAAAATTGCTTTCGGAAATCCGGATTATTCCCGTAGGCAATCGTAAACCCGTTCGACCAGCTATCGGCAACCGGAGCGTTCGCCGCGTTGTGTGCGCCGACAAAGAAGGCATTGTTCGGGGCATTGTTCAAATCCGATAACTGAGCGGCACTGAACCCGAACTTATCATCCGGATTGAAGTTGCCTGAGTGGTAAAGGGCGAATTGAGTTCCTGCCGTGTTGATAAATCGGGGAGCTGCATCGTTATTTATAATTAATGACGGAGAAATTGTTCCGTTGGCATATTGCATGAAGGCACCGTTAAGTCCTTGTGCTACTACCCCAAAATAGCCGCTTACCGTAGAGCCGTTCATCATGTACTTTGTACAGGCTTGAAGGCTCGAACCTGTTATGATTAGAGGCGCAGAATTACCTGTATTTGTAAGTGTCCCCCCGGATAGTGGCAGGTATGTGTTGCCGATGGCTCCGAGAAACGAAGCGGAGATCGTGAACGGATAACCGTCCGGGGTGATCGCGCCGGTCAGGGCCTGTTTGAGCAGGTCATAATCCAATCCGCCACCACCGCCGCCCGAAGATGGGCCGGTAGCATAAGCTGAAATGCCGTCGATGCCGAGAATGGCCCGTTTTACTTTCAGGACTGGAATGTTGTTTTCCGTAGTCACCTCGAAAATAGCATCCCAAACGGACTTATCCAGCTTGGACGAGGGATTGAAATTGCCGGAATCGTAAATCATGTAGTTTTCAGCCACTCCGCCTGTCCCCCTGTATATTGAAGCCGGAGAAACCAAAATCAAACGTCTACTTCCTGTCCCGATAGCCGTAACATATCTTGCATTAGGTGTATCATATAACACACCGGCAATATTACCCCCATCGGAACCCCTTAGAGACCTGCCATTCGATCCAAAGGAGATATCCCCCGTCATCGTACCGCCGGAAAGTAGTAGGTAATTGCCCGGATTGAAGTTGCCCGAATGGTATATTATTCCGTCGTTGGTGCCATTGTACCTCCATTTCAGATCGTTGCCATGCCGAAAAAGCAGCCTCTCTGAATTATCCGCTGTTGCGCGAAAAGTTAACTGAGGGTATGCACCGCTATTCGCCAGGATGAACGAGCCGATAGTGATTACATTACCGGTTAGGGTGCCTCCGCTCAAAGCCAGCGCCCCGACTTCGGCGGCGGTATAGGTCGGCTTCGAGGCCGCTTTAGCCCACGGGTATACGTCAGAGGCCGGAAGAGATGTAGGTGCACCGGACACGTCCGCCCACCGGGTCGGGTAATACTCCGGTTTTCCGGTGATCTGATCCCACGACGAAGCCCCGGCGATGGACGAGACCGGCACGTTTACAAAATGCGTCCCGTTGTACTTGAGAATGTCCCCGGAGGCAAGATTAGTCACTGCCACGTCCACCAGATCGACCAACGCACCGGAAAACCCGCCGGAGAGGGAGCCGTCCGCATAGGCTGTGATTCCTTTGAGCCCGAGAATATCGTACTTGACTTTCAGCGCCGGTGTGCCGTCCACCGTGACCACTTCGAATACGGCATCCCATGTTGGCTTAGGCAGATAGTTGCCCGCTACAACGTCATCGGTTAGATCGGAGAGTTTCGTTGGCCGGCCCGTCACCAATTCCCAACTCGTCGGGTAAACCGTAGGCTTGCCGGAAAGGTTGGCCCAGGTCAGATAACTTGAAATATCGCTTGCCTTGAGGTAGCTGTTTGCGGTCAGGTATTGTGCAAGGGCCGCAGTATCGAGACCGACCAGATCGGCGAGCGGCTTTGCAGACCAATGTGTAGCCCCGGCTAGTTGTACCATCACCCGGTCGGCGGTAGGTACCTCGTCGGCCCACTGCCCGACGTTGACCAACTCTCCGAGGGAACCAGATGCACTGCCGCCGGAGGTGGAACCCAGGCCGTAAGCGCTGATGCCTTTGTCGGAGACAATGGAATGTTTAGTACGAATAATCCAACTATCCTTGTCTGATTTGTCCTCTGTAGTATCTAGTGATTTATCCCAATAGAATTTATCATCCAACATATCGGCGCTAATCCTCTTGGCTTCACTCCACTCGGGGTTGTCAATTAACAGATTAGAACCCGCCAGATCGTCCGAGGTAGCCATACCAAGCTCATTTACCCTCTTGGTATTCGCTGCATTATCGGTCCATAAAAGAGTATCCCTATTCCCTCCTGTACTGATATTGGACGATCCGCCTGAAACAGCACCTCCTGTTATTACGTAATCGTCGGTGGAATATGGTTCCACTTCGATAAATTCGCCTGTCAGGGTCTCTTTGGTTACATCGTATGTCCCACCGTTGATAACATACTTCTCATTATCGATAACGAGAATTTTGGAAAAATCCTGACCGTCAAAAAGAATTGTTCCGGTCATAATCTTCCGGGCTTTTTTGCCGTGATGGGCCAAACCACGTCCAACAAGCTCCAAAAGATTGTATTTGTTTTCCGGAAATGCAGACCTATACCAATCTGTTAACGGTGTGTGGTAATCGTCATTGTCATGAAGCCCTCCTGCAAAAGCAAGGTATCCCCCACTACTATCGGGAATTTGACCATATTTGAAATCGAATGATTGTTTTACGTTATTGGATTCGTTTATAGTTATTTTGGATTCCTGGCCGCTAATGTCTTCTTTCTCATCCTTAAAGTACATCTTGATATTGTCGATTCGCATAGCGAATGAACCAAGCAATGTCCCAGTGTATGACGTTCCCCACCTGTAGATAGTGAAAATAAGATCGCCATTTTCTGGAATGCTTTTAACGACTATATCCAACTGTGTTTTATCCTCTTGGAAAGATTCAGCCGTTAAGGGGTCAGGTGTCTCAGGTAAATTTAGCTCAATACGATAATCTTGATTGCTACTGTCATACGGCTCCCATGTGTTATTCTTGCATATTAAGGTTGATCCATCCTCTTTTTTTAGGAATATATTGCAATAAAAATTAAGATGATATGTGTTATAGTTAAATCCATAATGGCGAGAAATGACATGCCCTATTCCTTCGTAATATTCTACTTCAAACAATTCGTTGAATGCATCGATGTTTATGTGTAAGGGGGTACTTGACTTTTTACATATAAATGATGTACTTATGCTTGAATTAGGGTATTCCGTTTTATTATCGGAATTTATAAGCATAGACGTATTAGGAATCTTATCAAAAATATAAGTCCCTGTATCTTGATTAAATGATGTGTTGTAATATAATTCGTCTGGGTTATTAAATAGTATTCCATTGGATGCATTGGCTTCACTCTGGTTCCATCCTTGAATAGTATATAGCCGTTCACCCGGACGAGAAAAATCCTTGTTGTTTAATTTGATAAATTCATATTTATCTTTATTCGGCATTTTATTGAAGAAATTATCTATCTTCAAATAATCCTGCTCCAACTGTTCTTCACGCCAAGCCGGGGAAAAATCAACCCGCTGTGACCTATCGATAAATGTGGGAGTGTAGTTCCCGCCTAATTCAACCTCATTCGCTATGTCGTGTAGCGTGTAGTTGTCATTGATGTATCTGAGCTGGAGCCCACAACCGGATAGCACTTCTTCAAGAACCTCAAACCAAGTTTTATCTTTAAGTCCTACGGTTTGAATATAGGCATCAGTTATTGGTTTGTTCCCTGAAAAAATATTTACTCGATTATCTAAGCTAAATTGAGCTTGGATTTTGTCGAAAGCCTTGGTTAATAGCTGTTCAATAGACACAAAGTCGTAATCAAACCAATCGTAGTCTATCTCTGAAAGGTATCCTATATTATCCCTGGCTACTAAGTTTATGGTAGAGCGGTATTGCAAATCCTGCCCGAAACTGTCCGGCGTAATGTAGCCGCTCCATAGGCGCACACCATTCCGTAAAAGGAAAACACGAAAACCGAAAGCGTCAGAAGTGAAAAATTGAGTATAATCGAATTGATCTTTATCGATAATATTAATACTCAGGTAGCTTTTAATGACAGGGCGGTATATTGCATCCCCTTCCCCTTCCAGAGTAATGGAGAAAGGAGAGCTGTTAAACTCTTCAAGCTCCATAGCGGTTCCGGAGAAATCTTTTTTATAGATTTCAAGCCGGTAAACATGCTTCGTTCTTAAGGCGGTTATTTCCTTGTATGCAAATAAACCGTACATATTTATCGGGATTTGTTTTTCAGGTACTTGTCGCTTGCCAAAACAATATCTTGACCGGATATACGCCCGGTAACATTAACGTCAACAGATTGAGCCCTGTATGACGCATAGCCATATTGACTTGATGCTCCGGAATAACTGCTGCCACCGGAGAAAGATGTATTAGGGTAATAGCTTGAACTTCCTGAACTGCCTCCTGATGATGCTATCGCAGACAGACCAGCTCGTGCAGCCACACCAATACCAACCAAGATGGCTCCTGCAGCTATAGCACTAATACCATTAAAACCAAATAATGACTTTTTTAAGCTCTCAATTGCTTCGCCTGTAGTCATAATAATTGTTCCGGCTGTAATAGCCGTATCTGCCAGAGGTTTAAGCAGGCTTGCTATTGCCTGTCCTGCGTCCATGTCGGATATTCCAGCCAATCCGTCAGCAAGAGCCTGAAAGCTGCTAACCATTGTGTTGGTTATTGTTTGATGGATAGAGTTAGCGACTTGATCCACTTCTGCGGCCTGTTCTTTGAATTGCTGTATCTTATCTTTATATAATGTTGGATCAAATGAATAAGACGCTAAATTTTTCTCCAGTTTGTTTTTTTCTTCTACTCTTTTTAACCAAAAAGACCCTCCCATTCCTTGGGTCGAATATCCGGATGCAATATCGCCTTTCAGAGCTTCATCCCTCTTTTGCTTATCTTTTTCGGTAATCTCAAGCAATGCTTTGGCAGCCTCTAATTCCTCTTTCTTAGCGGCGGCCATATCGCGAATAGACTGTATATTAGTAGAGTTATACAGTTTTTCCTGAGCTTCGATTTGTTGGTTGATGTAGTCGATGGAGCCTTTGACCACTGTATTGGTAGAGGTCATCAATTCCAATCTCTTTTTGAGTGATTCTATCTCGCTCGTGTATGCCGCCCTTTTTTCAGGATTAGCCTCCTGTGCCCGTAATTCTTCAAGGGCTGCGATTTGAGCCTTAATGCCATTTTCTGTTTGTTCTCTGGCTATTTTTTCCTGTTCCTGAGATTTAATTAGCTTAACTCTCTCTTTTAGGGCAGCTATAACTGCCTTCTTTTCTTCTTCTGAACTGAAATGTGCATATTGGGATTGAGCAAACGCTAATTGTCTTTCGGCTAATTCTATGGTATTTAATCCTTCAGTCCATAAATTGACCCGTTCTTGAATTTGCTTGTCTGCTGATGCGTTGCCAGCTCCTTCGGCTAGCGCCTGCCTCTGTATTCCTCCGTGCCCTAAAAATCCCAAGAATTTCTGCCATGTGGACAATCTTTCGCTATTTATCAATGCATCGAAAGAATCTGCGATATATGTAAGAGTGCTAACTATAGCATCGCCAGTACTTTTTATTACAGACGTATCTCCTACAGATGTCATAAAGTTCTTCCAAGCCGCTCCTAATTTCTGTGTTTTTACCGCCGAAGTTTCGATAGCATCCCCGCCTTTTTTCATTTCTTCTTCGATGATATTGCCTACGGCTTTAGCCATATCACCTGTTTTTGCAAGCTCTTCCCGCAGTCGTACCGTAGAAATGCTCAGGTTGTCTAAGATTAAAGGAGACTTTCGGCCAATTCCAAGAACAAGAGAGTTTACAAGATAATCAACACTCTCTCCCGTCTCAATTGCGCGATCTGTAGCAAATCTCAAATAAGTTGCGAGTTGATCGAGGGGAATTTTGAAATTGCTGGCCCGAACTGCCGTTTGCATCAATTGAAGCTCATCGGTAGTCCCTCGGGTGGCTTCTTTCAGGTCATTTAGCAGGCCCGGTCTATTGAGCCTTGAGAAAGCATTGTAAACCCCCTGAGCCTGCCCGGCCAGCTTGTACGCCTCTTTAGTAAACTGTACGATCTTATCGACCGTAAATGCCCCGGCAATAGCCCCGCCTATTTTCCCTACAACACCTTTGAAAGAGGATAATTGACCCTCGCTTTGCTTGATACCCTTGCTGAACTCATCCGATTTCAGTCCGAGGCGGACAAATATGCTACCTATGATGCTCATTTGATATGTCCTTCGTAAACGTTATATCCACAAGACCGGAAAAAATCGGCTTCATGCCGGGTCATCCTGGTCGGCTGAATGTTCTTTTTGATGTTAGCCTCATTTGGAAGAAGATACAGGTCTGCTTCTTTGCGGGGTTTGTGCTCTTTCTTGATGTACGGATTGCCTACAATCATGTGAAACAGCACCTTTCGCAGCATTCCCTGTTGTAGGCTGATTTCATCTATGTAAGCCTTGCGCCGTATTAAATACTCGCGATAAGTCACATAGTAAACCTGCGGATAGGTCATTTTACACTGGCCGATCAGGAAAGATTCTATTTCCCAAACATCCGGCTCAAAAGGCTCTTTTTTTTTACCTTTTCTACTTCGGCAGGCTCGTGATCGCCCTTAGAATTGCCATCCGTTAGCGTCTGAACGATATAGGGGATTAGTAGGTAAAACTCCTTTCTGTTTTCAGTGGCCCATAAATCCACATCCAGCAATGAAGGGGAGTAATCATCTTCCAGTCCACAAACTATGGCGTTTTTGAGGGCCGCATAAATGATCTTAACAAACTCGCAAAGCGCCGACATTTGCGACTGAAGGTCTTCACCTTCGGCATTCGTGCTTAGTTCGACCTTCATTCCTTCGTTTTCAAGGACACGCCATAAAAAAACGCTGAAAAGGGCTTTCCTGGGCCTACCGCATATTTCTATTTCACGGACCGGATTCATTACGCTGCGGCTGTTTTCTCGACAATCTCCAGCTCTCCGTCTCCGGTCAGAGACATGGAGCAAGTCATCAGCTCATTAGAGGCTGCTGAAATGTCAATTCCAGAAATCCGGACATACCCCTTAAAGGCAATGTCGCCCTCTTCACTGATCTTGCCGATGATCACCTGGGTTCGAGTATCCCCCGAAATAAGTTTTTGAACGAGCTTAAATCCGGGGTCTTCTTTGACCTGGGTGTAATGAAATTCCTCGGACGCCGTCCACCCTTTCACACCGTCGATGAATTGGGCCCAATTCACACGTTTGTCTGTTGAATCGATGCTCTCGTTGCTGATCGACAGGCTGACGTTGTTTTCGGTCGGGATCGGCGTGTTGGTACTCTCTTCAATGAGGTAGAGTCGAAAATTGTTGCCGAGTATTTTGTTCTCTGATGTAATAACAGGTGTTGGCATGATTTAATCTTTTTGAGTTAAATGGATTCTGAATCTTTGTAATTGTCTGTATATCGTTTCGGTGTCTGTTAGCTCAATAGCCTGCGTACATGTTTCAGGGATAAGTCCGTCTTTGTGGAAAAAGTCCACTTCCAGCTCGTCGAGTTTATTCCGGAGGTTTTCAAGTATATTTAGTGATAGCATGGGGGAATCGGACTTGGTAATAACATCCAGCAAAAAAGTGCAGTTGTAATCCAGGTCTCCCTTTTCGGCCCCTTCTTCCATTTCCACCCCCGACACTTCAACTCTCGGAAACACATCAAATCCATCCGTATCGTACCCTGCATCCTTGATTAGAGCAACCAATGCGATTTGAAGGTATTTAATGGGTAGCTTTTTCATTTTCCGTAAGACTGAATCGTTTTGTCGATTTCCTGTTTGATCAGTGAGAGTGTTTTGGTTTCATTCGACCGGAGAGCAGGGTGAAGAAATGGTTTGGCGGGGGTTCCTCTTTTACCAATACTTTTTGCAATCGCAATAGCTGCCGATGTGGCCTGTTTCCAGTAATTACTAACCTTGTGCGTTTTGCGTGTTTTCAAGCTTGTGTAAGCATACCTTGCTCCGCTCGACCGTTTCCGACCGCTTTTGGTGTATGTTGCAGCGATTCCCCTTTTGTGAACCCATTGAAGTATGGGTTCATAGGGAGGTATTTTTCCTGCTTTTCTTCCGAACTCAACAAAAAAAGCCTGGATGACATTGTATATCACGTCCACATACTGTCCAGACATACTGGATTTAGTCTTACCTGAGTTGATGAGCTGTGCCGTAGCAATAGAATCGTGTGCTTTGATGTTGCGTTGAGAATCCCCCAGCACATTCACCGCAGAAGATTTTATGCCGCGCATAGCTGCACCCCGAATCACCTTGTCGAATGACCTGATGCGTTTGCGGCAGTCCTCATACGACCTCATGTCCAACTCTACAACAACGTCATTCATCTTTTCTGCCTCCAGTTATCACCACCTCATCCCCTACATTGGTAGCATCGTAGTTAATTCGGCTATGTATGGTGATTTCATTAAGTTTGTTGAGCATTGTATTGGATAATACCTGTCCGGGTGTAAAAGAATGTCCTTCCCGATGGATAAACATCCGGTCGAAAGCAAAGCCAGGTTTTCGCATTCTAACCTCTACGCTGTTTATAATCCCTACCTGCTCATATTGCAACGCCCTATACCCACTCAAATCGTTAATAGAGCAAGGGATAGTACCCATAAATTCGAATGAGTTGACCTTCTTGCCGAATGGGTCTGATCCCTGCTGCCTGCTGAATAGATCAGCCTTGCTGCTGTAACTTCTGGCTTGTATCTGATTACTCCGTATCATAACATTCTATAAGGAAGATATCTGGACATTACGATATTGAAAGAGTTGTTATCGTCGTTTCCGTCAAACAAAAGCCCTGTATAGGCTAAAACAGCAGCCTTATACCTGTTTGCGTCTTCCGCTTCTCCTGTTTTGTAGGTACATATAAAAGAGGAGGCAGTATCTATATAGACGATATCCTGAAGCACTTTATACTGAAGCTGCAATCCATCATAATCATTGATGGAAACAACTTCGATTACGGGAGGGTAAAAAAGCTTTTGGTTGTCAGTAGCAAGGTCCTGAGACAGTTTCCACGTGGTTGGACGCAGAGAAATGTTGCAATAGTCCTCTACGGCGGCAATAGCGGCATCAAGCATGACTTGCAGCTCGTCGTCACGTTCATTACCGATTAGGTGAATGTAGCTCTTTACTTCATCGATGGTAATTTTAGAATCACCCGTCTCAATCCTTGCCACTGTAACCATAATGCTACTCGACTTTTTTGTAGTACCCTTTCTTTATCATCATTTGGGCAATTGCACAAGGTTTAAGGAACACTTCCCCGACCCGAATGCCACAATGCTCTTTGATGACTTCAACCCGAATATTTACAGGTGTTTTAGATTTTCTCCCTTCTGTAGCGGGACGAGCTCTCGTTTGGCGTCCTTGCTGGGATTTATTTTCATAAGGTGTTTTGTCCATAACTACATTCCTTCTGAAGCTGTTTTTGTGATCGAAGCCAGGGCAGCGTCGATGTCGGCGACATAGATAAGACCTTTCTTGTTTTCGGTCTCGACGAGAACCTGCGCGCGAAGGAACATCACCATCGTGTATTGATCCTTCGAGAGGTCGTCATCCTCCTGCCCGATTTTGATGATAGGGTTACGTTTGAAATAGACCTCCGCCAGACCGGATTCCATTGCGAACAATTCAGATGTTCCGATAGCAGGGGTTTCGATCACACGCATTCCGGCCATCAGCTTCGTCCCATCGGTCAGGGTGTTGATGATGTAATTTCCATCCGGACTTTTCGTGTGGGCGTATTTGTATGCCGTCACAGGATTCATGTAGATCACATTGAGGTCATAGCTGCCCTGATCGCTATTCGCTTTCGATGCGTCCACAATGCTACCCTGTACGCGCATAGCATCGGCCAAATCTCCGATATTCGCACTATCTACAGCGTTTTTCAGGCCTGCCTTAGTGGCATCGAATGCCGTTGCAGCGCCTTTGAGGCCGTAAATGTGATTCGGGTTTGATGAATCGTCTCCATTGCCGGAAAAAATCTCCCGGTCCAGGAACAGCATACCTTTGGTCATCATCTGGTTGCTGATGCGGGAGGCGATGTATGAAGCATCTTCAAACATTTCCTCCGTCACTTTGATGCGGGCGCTCGCTTTAGCCATCTCACGGTAGCGTTCCACGGCACTTACCTCGTCCAGATTGGCGTTTTTTTGACCTTCTCCGACATAGCCCACCTTCGATGTGTACGACCCTTCGATATAGCCGATTCGGTTTTTATCCTGTCCGACGCTCCCCTGCATGAGATTAGGAAGAAATGCAAGATTGCGGTCGCGCGGGAAGCTTACACCCGGCAACATCATGGTTCTCGTCACATCCACGGTGAGATCGGACGTAGAGGCTTTGATTTCGTAACTCTTGCCGCTCTTGGATTCGAAAGCCTTGTTCTTGATGTCGGCTTTGAACTCTTCCGAGGCGATCAGATTCGCCACTGCCTGTACGATGGTCTGCTCTTTGGTTTCAGTTTTGATACCGTCGATTTTCTTAGTCAGAACATTGAGTCCAGACTGCAATTTTTGAATGTTTGCATTGGCCAGCTCGACCGCTTCTTTGGCTGCTTTGATTTCCGCCTCTTTTGCCTCTGTTGATTTGACCAGCTCAGCGAGTTTGGTTTCTGAATTTTTTGCGGCTTCCTGCGCCGCTTTGATTTCCGCTTCGATTCGCGTCACTTTTTCTTCCGGTGTCTCCATGTTATAAGTGTTTGATAATTCGTGTGTAATATTCTTCTTTGGTTATAGCGTACAATTCGGACAAGTCTTTATCCGGCATCGCCTTGATGTTGTGTGCTGTAAATTCGGATTTCCGCTCAGACGATATTACTGAAGCTTGTGAGTTTGCAGCCCGACTAACAATAGAAATCTCTATTAGGTCCACCTCTTTCAGGTAGCGTATGCCGTTTATTTCGTCGCTTTCAAGGGTGATATACCCTATAGACAATTCGAACAACTCGCCATCTTCAATTTGAATAGCAAGGTCTTTCCCCTTGGTTGTGCGCGATGTGCGAAATTCGACAAACAACCCCTTGTCGTCCTCGGCGATGTCTATAATTTTACCGCGAACATCTTTTATATCGTGCTGGTAGCACAACTTCACCCTGCGACCGTTATCTCCCGATATAGAATTAATGAAAGCTCCTTTAACAACTATATCGTTGTAGCTGTCTTCATGTCCGAAAGTGGAAGCATAGGCTTTTACGTACAAATGCTCACCCTCTCGCCGTATGTCCTCGGCTTTAAATTCTAAGCTTTTATATTCGATATTGCCCATATTAAAGTCACAATGGGCTCATACGATTACTCGCACAAGCCCATCGATTTGTTGTTTGCGTTCATGGAATTTGGTTTGCATCTTTACAAACATTAGCTCTACCACAAAAATAGGATGCTATTGGGCCGATTTTACATGATTTTCACCCAATTATCGGGAGTTAATCAGAGGATTTGTGTATGACCCCACATTTGCACCCGATTTTGACTGTATTTTTGTCAAAACAAGATATATGAAAGCTAAAGCGTGGTTAATATTAAAAGCAGTCAAACTGTGGTTGGCTGTAGCTTTATTATGGTTGATTGCTGCAATATTGTTTGTAGCACACGTCGCCATAGGGATAATAAAGCTAATCTTCATAATCACTCTATTCCCCCTGACATGGGTAGTATATGTGCTGGACCGGAATATTTACAACAGGATAAAAATCCAGTTAGAAGAGCTTCTGTCTTAATTCAGCAATCCTATTAACTCTTCTTTCACCTTTTCAAATATGGGCTGCGGTAGCTCCATTTCGAGGTCTTTCAATAGTTCCTTGATCTTCTTTTCCCGTTCCAATGCTTTGCATGTCGGGCACTTTTCTCTACAATCACACATAATCAATGGTTTTTGCATTTGCAATCACAGCAAATGAATTTGTGTATATTCTTCCATAGGGTAGAATTCATATCTCCTGTCAAATAGGCGACTTCCTCCCCTCCCATGTTAAGACCGAAGGTCTCCGCAATATCGTCTACCATGTGCCGCATTTCGTGCTCGAAAGAGTTTAAAAACTGAGCCTGGGAAGAGTGAAGTCCGATAACCATTACCGTGCACTTTAGCCTCTTATTGGAGTAAGTGAACCCGGTATCCATGTCGCATTTCACAAGGTTGCTATAAACCCTGTCCCGGATGTCGTCGGGGCACTCCACATCTGCGAGACTATCCATAATCTCGTCCATATGGTAGCAAGTCACCGCGAAGAAAATATCCAGCCTCCAGTCATACTTTTTTATGTGAATGGCGCTCCTTTCCATAGGTATCGTTCCACTTTCTTTCGATCATCCTTCTCTGCTTTCTCGGAATGCCGGACTTATCGAGATTCGACACGAACCCGGCAACTTTATTAAAGTCCCTTTCCGGCATATCGCTTAATACCTGCATCGGATTTTGCCCGGCAAGCATCTTGAGTACATATTTGAACATAGCTTTAGGCTTTTTTATCCGGAAAAATCAGGATACACAAAACATCGCTTTCCTGTGATCCGTTTTCCAGGAATTCCAATACCTTATTGGCGGTATTCATCAATTCCACACCATCGTTGGTTGTGGTTTGCGCTACTTCTATAGCGAATTTTCTGAGTTCTATGCTGTCCATAGCAAATAGTATTTTAAGGAAAAGGGGCGCTTCACTTCCAAAGCGCCCCAGCCGGTTACAGAAACTCCTCCCACATCAAAGGTTCACCTTTGGCGATACAGTCGGCATAGTACCTTGTAAGGGCAATGCCATCCTCCCCGTCCGGGTCGTCAATGTACGCCTTGATATATTGAAGGATTTGCGCCTCCGTGGAAAGGGGTTTAGGGTAGAAATCCGAATAGGCCATATTGGCCACGTACATACAGTCATGTCCCTTAGCTTTCTCAATGGTTACCCCATTGCGCTCCAAGAGCTCCTTGACCTGTTCGTGCGTCCAATGATGCGACGTACCATCCGCATTCTTCATGCGTTTGGGATTGGTCGCATACTCTGCGAGCTTCGGAGAAAAATGCCACCAGTAATGCGACAAATACTCCCTCATTCCTTCCGGAATGCGCTCATAAGTATCCAGCCTGTCCATAGCCTACCTGCGTCTGTACCGGGAATACGGACCCGTTCCACGAACACCGCGACGTTCGCCGTAATCATCGTCGTCGTCATCGTCTTCTTTCCACGGTTCACGCATGCCGTAACCTCCGCGACCCGATCCGGAATAACCGCCACGTTCACCGTAACGGCCTCCTTCCATCTCTTCGCGCATGTCTTTACGACCTTTGCGATATGCTTTTTCAAGCATCTCGTCCATCTGCTCGTCGTCCCCACTGAAACCGCGAGCGATGCCAATTGCATTCCATCCCATAGTTTATTTGGTTTTTGTTGTTTCAGGTTTGAGAAGGCTCTTTATGTCGTTCAGACTAGGAACCGCCTTCATTAAGTTTTTGATCTCTGTCAACTCGCTGTTCAGCCTCTTGATTTCCTCGTCCTGCTCCCTCGTTTTTGCATAGGACGGATCGAGGTCTTTGAGGATTTGATCGTAAGCCGACAAATTGGCCTTGTGCCGGTCGAAAGAATTGATTATGTCCGAGCTCTCTTTCTGACCCGCTGTGATGGCTGGCATAAGCCCCTCGCGCGTCATGGAAACCGTAAGACCTCCTCTGGATTCTACGTCCATGTTGGCTCTTACACCCCACGATTCGTTGTTATCGAGCACAATATTGATATATTGTTGTTGGAATGGGGTTAGCTGGCCCGGAGTGGGCTGCGGATAGTAAGGCATTCCCACCTCTTTGACCGTGGCCACATAAAACTTCGGCGTTTCCCTCGTGTCGAGAACATATACGGAGCTTCCTTTTCTCAAATTCTGAAACATGGTTTTTGATTTTTGGGAAAGCGCAGGGGGATTGCTCCCCCATTGCTTTCTGTTTTTACTTTGAACTTTTACTTACCGTCTGCTCGGCGCTGGGAGTCGATGCCGTCGTTGTTCCCGATGAGGTAAACTCCAAGAACCGGATCGTTCCCGTTCGCTTGTTGATGTAAGCAAGACGCTCGGTACTTCCAGTGACATCGCTTCCTGTAACCGGATTGTCGTTGCTATCCACAACAGGGACTTTTGATGTACCTGTGGTCGAGCCGTTGCTCGAAACGGTAGATTGTCCGTTGTTGGGTATAACTACGGCAACGGGGAGCGATTCTCCGCCAGCCGGAGCGTCCGCGTGAACTTTGAGTAATACGATGCTCTCGCAGGGTAATGCATTGTAACAAACCGGATTAATGCCGTAATCAACACTAACGTCGGTCAGTTGCACCGCATTGGTCGAGAGTTCGTAGATGCCTCCGATATCGACCCTCCGTATTGCCGGTTGCGGCATTACCGGAAGCTGGGGCATCCACCAATAAGGGGAAAAGGGGTTACCAAACATATGCTACCTCCTTCCTTATTAGCAACCGCACGAACCGAGTGTAGAAGCGGCAAACGGATTGACGTTGATACCATAGTTTACCGGCACGAGGTTACTCATGGCCGGAACATACGGAACGGTTACGGTTGCAGGCTGTTTGCACTCGATAGCGGCCAGGCGGTTGCTTAGATCACCCAGGGCAGCGTTGACAGGAGCGATGGTCTGCGCGGATACCTGTGCGAAATACGCGTTCTGATGCTCCTGAGACAGTTGGTTGAGCAGCGTTGTATTGCGTTCGCGCAGTGCGTCGATTTTGTCCTGAAGCGCCTGATTCTGCATCTGGTCGAGTTTGCCGATGATGGCGTTGGTGTTGGCCGTTCCTGCATCGCGCAAAGCGAGCGTGTTCTGGTTTGCCGTGCCGACCAGCGTGTTGGTTTGGTTGCAAACGGCAAGCTGGCTTTCATAGCCCTGGCGTTCGATAGCCGTGCGGACATTGCAGCAGCATTCTGCGATCTGGGCTGAAAGCTGACAGTTGCCGGCCTGAATGGCATTGATAACCTGCTGGCCTGTCATGCCGATCTGCCCGGCCACCTTGTCGATCGATCCCTGAAGATTGCAGATTGCACCCTGAAGCTGGGTTGTCGAGCAGTTCAACGAAGATGCGAGCTGGTTGATGGCGGTACCGTTGCCCTGAATGGCATTCATCAGAAGTTCACGCCCGGCATCTCCGTTAAGCTGTGCGGGAAGACCGTTTGCGTTGTTACCGAAGCCGTTGCCGCCGAAACCACCCCAGCAGAAGAACAGCAGGATGATCCAGATCCACCAGCAACCGTCGCCACCCCAGGCTCCCTTATTGTTGTTGCCGTTCATCAGCGCGGCTACGAGGTTCGGGTCCATCCCCTTGTTCTGCATCAGGGCCGGAAGCATAGAGGCAATGCTGGAATTGCCACTGTCACCGAACATGAAAATATCTTTGTCCATAAACTTTGAAATTGATTGGTTGACACCCACTAACGTAGAGTGCTTCACGATAAGCTTATGGAACAAAACTAACAAGGTGCCTCCCCACGGGAAAACACCTTGCAAATACTTTTTAATATTAAGAATTACAGATTTTTACATGTAAGGATTAAATGGTTCCATTGCCAATTTTAACTGCTTCAGAGTATTTGATTGTTCGCCTTAAAAGCTTGGGCTTTATTACACTTCTTGAAATTTTACTCCAAATACTTTGTTTTGATTTTCCTGCTATTTTCGCTGCCTGGTCATAGGTAACATCCACATCCAATAGCGCCATTAATACCCTCTTCGCTCCGTCTAAGTCATCCTCTGACAGATGCTCGAAGCAACCGTCATCTATCATGTCGGCTAGCTGTCTAAGTATGTCTGACGTTTTACCCATCACACAACATTATAAACTACTGAACACATACAATTGATTAGATTTCCCGCAGAGGCTCCAAAGCGTATATCTCTCGGATATTCCATTTTCTCACCTTCCGGATAAAAATATTCTTGTTGACCAACGGTAACGCCATCCATAACCTGATGTCCGGGACGGGTGTTGTGACCGCTTATCATCCATGTCTTAGTGTATTCAACACCTAATGAATCTATGGATAATTGTCTTGCCACGGATGAGCAGGCCAATGATTCGAATTGCACAATCCTGCGAACTTGCCACAATTCAGCCGTATTCCATTTTTTTACAACAACATCCCTCATATTGCGTGTCACGGTTTCGATGCTTTGCCCCTCATGCTGCATTAAGGTAACATACTCTTGTACCTGCTTAACAATCCACTCCTTTAAAGTGCCTGACACCATGCTTATTTTCGTCCCTGAATATTGTTCTATAAAATCATATAATCCTCTCTCCCATCCAATACTCCGATCATTCTTCTGGCCGATCTTTTCTCGAAATTCATCACCTGCCACTTGAGGCCCAATGTTTAAATATAGTTTGCGAAAGAACGAAGCAAGGTACTGTTCTCTAACTTGAATAAGATCAGGTACAAGGTTTACAGGCAGTCCCAACAAAGCACTCATAACCTTTTTCACCTCCTTCGATCTTTCTGCTGCCAGAATTTTTTCATACGGACCCGACATTCGAATAACCTTGATTATTCGGTTTAATCCTTGTTGTCGTTTGGCAGGAGTTATTTTCATATATACACCTTATTCAGGTTATTGCTTAGGCGGTATATGCTCCGTACTTCCGGATACGGTACTATTGTCGTCGCCAGACAAATATTGTTCTGAAACTAAACTTTCCGTAGGTTTCCCTGGCATCACATTTATAGGGAAAATAGGCTCATTGGCCCATGATTCATCAATTGTATCGAGCTCTAAAAGCTTAGCCCGGTCGTTATATGATCGGTATGATTTGTCATAGGCGTTCAGCATCTCTGTAACGTCCTTTTTTAGCTCGTCAATTTTATCCGTATTAATAATCCAATGTTCGCCATTCTCAAAGCGACAAAACTTGGTATACTTCTCCAAAAAGTCCTCCGCATAAGGAATTCCAATGTTTTCGATGAGAATTTTTTTTGCGGCAGCCTGGTTGTCATAAGTAGTCTCGCTCTTATATAGGGCATAAGGATACCCGTACACAAAGCACAGTGCAGATACAGCAGAATCGGAGCTATCCAGTAATGCCAGATTTACAGGCGTGTCACCCAACAGATGAACATCTATAGGAGACCTCATATAAGAGATGTGCCGACCGTCCCTGCGTTGGTTCAAATCTTCTTCTGTGTTTTGTTTGGCAATTTCAGTGGGGCCGCCGTGGGTGATATCTTCTTTAGGGGTAACAATGGCAGACACTCCACCTTGTTGGATGGTTGTATTCTGCCTTTTCAGACCGTTATCGATAATGTAAGTTAACTTGGCTGCTGATACCAGAGGGGATAGTCCATAATTGGTGGTAACATCGGGATTGTAATCCCGGCTAAACATTACATTTTTAGGGGTAAGCTCTGAATTGAGGGTTAAATTTGATGATAGCGTAAACCCGCTTATGGGAGTAAATGGACCGCCTCTCACAATGAATACTTCTTGGGATGGCATTATATACTGACTAATGAATTGACCTGATTTGAGACCAACCCCCTCCATGCCGTAAACAAAAGCATCCCCCAAAACAAGCTTGTTGATTGCCCATGCTTTTATGAATTCCTTTTGGCTTTCTAGGTCATTGGGGTTTCTCAGAAGATCAATAGACCAATGCGAATCAATAACATTGTTGTCTTTATCATTTAGCTCTGCATACCTGACAGCCTTTGCAATAGCATCTGCGCACCTGTTAACAATAGAGAACACAGCATAGTTTTGTTCGTAAATTCGAACCAATGAATGCCTGTCAACCTTGGGGAAGTCAATAAGGCGTGAATTCATGTAAATACTCTCGTTAAGCTGTCGGAAGTATTCATTGTCCTTGTTTGTTTTATCAGGAAAGTACCCCTTTCGCTCAACCTGCTTTTTTCGCCCCCAAAACTTTATCATACTCATATCCATTTCGTGTTAAGTGTGTAAAAATCCCATAGCGAGCCCCATCCATAGCATGATTGAAGGCATCCATAGGCTCGTTATCCAATGTGCCGTCTTTTTTTACCAGCCATTTGTAGTTCTTCTGTTCATTATGAATGTTAGATGATTCAGATGTGTAATAGATGTTGAAATACTGGACAAATTGAATCTGATTAACCACCGATCCTGCACCCTTGATAGCAGGATAAGCAGATATCCCGTATTGCCGCAATTCCGCAATAGACTTCTGCTCTGCGGAATCACAATACACCTCTGTTAGACAATGATCTATTGAATTTATTTGTTTTAACAGGGATTGGTAGTATGGGGAAAGGCCGATAGCTTTTAATGCCACGGATAACTCATCTCTGTTTACTTCCGATCCATCGATATAGATACGCTCATGATGATAAGCAATAGAATGCGAGCCATCGTTAAATAATTCTGTTTTTTTATTGCGATAATCCTGCTTTATTAAATTGGCGATATCGGCATTTTGGAGCCCTTTTAGATAGGCAACTTCATGCAAATAAATACTGTTGCTCCTTTTGTCGAAACATATACGAATAATGGCCGTTGGATCATTCACAAATCCAAAATCAACCCCATACCAAGTGTATAGATCGGAAGGATAGGATGTGATTCTGCACCAATTTTTATAGATTACACCCTCTGCCATCTTCAAGGGCATTCCCATAAAAATATGCTCGTATTTTTCCGGGTCTTTTTCTTTAACGCCTTCGGCTACACGTAAAAATGATTCGTCAAGATTTTCGATGTTATCCAGGTAGGTAGTGTGAATGTAGGTGCAATCATCATGCACCCCATTAAAGTTAAATTGAACCCCCCTGTCTATAAAGAACCTACGAATAATAAAATGCTCTTCGTCAGGAGCATTTAAGATAACTATAACATGAATGTCTGCATTTTTCTTTCGAATCGAAAGGTCGATCTTATCGAAAATAGTCTCATCGGTTAATTCTTCCGCCTCATCCAGTACCCATCGGGTTACTCCGGATATAGATTTTAATGATGCCGTTTGGTTGCCGGAAGATGTTCTGATTCCACGAAACAATATACCACTGCCAGTTTGCTTGTTTACGACTGAAGCTTTCGTTTTATAAAAAATAGGCGCATAATTCATTAATTCGACCTTTTCCCAGAACTCGGGAATAATCGATATTTCCGCGCTCGTCATCGTGTAACGAGTGAATAATGTAAGCTGGTCAGGATTGAAAGTATTGCAAACCTCGTTCGTTGATTCGGCATGTGATTTAGCAGACCCTCGCCCACCCATGACGATACAGTACCTTGTTGTCAGATTAAACAAGGGTGCGTATTTGCGACTGTACGTTATTTCCGTTACGGGATTACTGTGCATCATCACACAGAAGGTTTAACCAGCCTACTTAAAATTAATCTGAGGCGGCTGGATGTTTATATTCATATTTTGTGTAACCGAAGATTTTTGATCGTATCCAAGCATTTCCGATATGCTGTCCAACGACTTCTGCTTATCGTAAAGACGAATCTTGACCCACTCTTCTTCAATGGGATCACCTTCTTTCGTGTACCGTGTCGTTTTTTTCGTTTCAACACTCTGGATACACGCTTTCTCTTCGTCGGATAACTCCTGAAAGTCTTTTAGCTCCATCCATCCGTTTCGAAGTCGGGAAAAGTTCGAAAAGGCAATCTTTTGATGCTCCCGTATTATTTGGAGGGCTGATATACCTGCAGCCTCTGCGAGGTTGTTTTTAAGGTAATCCAACCTTTGTGCAACCTTTGTGTCGGCAAGAAGTTGTGACGCATTACACCAAATAGCATTATCGCTCATTTTAGAGCAGTTATATGCAAAGCGGTAAGCCTCGGATGCATTGCCGCATTCGAGGTATTTCAGGACGAATTTTTCTTGCTTTATCGTTAATTTAGGCATGTCACATGAAAAATATATTACCGCCTAAAACCTTAATCACCCTAGATAAAACATCAATCTTCACGGTCTTTCCATTTTCTATATTTTTGACGGTAGACCAATCAACGCCACTCTGTTTGGCAAGTTCGTATGTAGACAATCCCTTTTCACGCCTCTTTTTTGAGACGTATTGAGAAACTTTTGACTTGGTGTCGATCACACTTTTTGTTAGTTCATGCTCCGTCACAATTCCCATGTAGTGTGTTTTTACAAAAATAGTTTGTTTATAAGGGCATTTTACCTGTTTTAAGGGCAATTATCGGAATTTCCCCCGATAATTACTTTGCAATATCACGTACAAGGCGCAGCGGAAAGCGGGCATCGACGTCGTTGTGGAGCACGAGCACATCATTGAGGCCGAAGAACAAGCAGAGAGTCAGTGAAGAGTCGCCCGCGCCGGACGACGAGGACCAGTAGAAACCATAGTGCACCGTAAGTACATCTTCCTCATCATAATGACCGCGAGACGGAAGAAAAATAGATCCTTTGTGATCCGTGTTATGATTCCCGCCGAACCACCTTCCTTTTAGTTTTTCATCCCATGTTGAACCAAGATCACATAAAGCCTTCCATTCGTCTGCGGTCGGTAAGCGCTTACCCTGTTTTTCGGCGGCTTCCATTGCCTCCGCCCAAGTGAAATAATGATGACCATCCTTTTCGGTACCTCCTACCGAAATATTCTCTTTATCCCAAAGCAAACCGCAAAGATCAATAGAATCATGATCCTGCGAGGTAAAAACAGGCGGGTCTACTTCGATCACGATAGTATGCGAATCCCCTTCTTTGGAGTTGTAGAGCATCTGATGAATCTGGTCTAATTCAAACTCTAAAGGGCTGCTGTCATAGACGCGCTTTAGATTGCCATTGGTGACAATAAAGCCGTTCGATACTTTTTCTATTGAGATAATCTTTTTCATCATTCTACTTTTAGTCCAATTTCAACCGCATTTATTACTGTTTTCCCTATAGGGTTTGTCTACCTTTAGAACAATTTGCCATCTTGCGAAATACGGGATCGGCATCGTATTTATACCTATAGGCTGTAAAATAATGCGTCAACGTTGAATGATCCCTGTTTATCGCGTTGGCTATTTCGATATACGTTAGGTTCTGCCGCCTTAATTCGTATACGAGAATAACCCTGGCCCGAACGAGTGGATAGTACATGCTTTTACTTCTAATCTCTTCAAGGGAAAATCCGGTTACCGCTTCAACCTTTCGGGCAACTTCATTAATGATAGCCTCAGTAATCATCTCAACTCACATTTGTTAAAATCCACCGTCAACCGGTAAAATCCCAGCACATCCGAGCCGATCAATCCTCTTACGTTCTTTCCGGTAGCCCGTCGTAGACTGGTCATGTCCTGTACCGCGAAGCTGGCCGAATACGGGATGCTGTCGAGCGTAAACGGGATTCTTCCAGTGGTCTTTAGAGGGATCGAGGTTCCGTCTACGCCGATTACCTCTAAGCCGGTAGCCATGTAGTAGATTTTCGCTTCGTCACAGAGCTTTTTATCCAGCATAGATGTAGACGCTCCGGTATCTATTAAGAATAGCTCCCTTTGGCCGTTTATCGTGGCATAGACGAAGGGGACACGGTCGAAGATGATCTTGCCCGGCTTGTTCTTGTTGAGCTCACAGGCGGCAAGAATCACGGCTATAAAGGCAAGAAGAAAATAAAGTAAGGTTCTTTTCATATTTCAGGTTTTTGTTATATTTGCATTACCAATTTTCATAACATTGGGTTTGGGTTAGTCGTTGGAGGGTGAGGCGGACACCCTCCGTTTTTATTTTTCGCCTTGCGGCAGTTTCTTTTTCTCAATTTTCACTTTCAACCTCTGGAAGTTCCGCAACTCCCGAATAGCCCCGTCTATGGCCTTGCCGATCTCGATGGGATCGGGCTGCTCTATATCCGCTCCGCGTCTCCACTTCTGGAAATTGTGAAGCTGGTTAATGATCTCCTTGACTTTCATTTTTCTTTGTTTTCGGGCTCTACTTTAAATTCCGGATCATCTTTCAGCAAGGCCCAGCACTCCGGACAAATAGGACACCCGTTCCGGTCATAGTGCATTTGATCGTTCGGCAATTCTTTCTCACAGTTCTCGCAGCGATCAAACCACGTGTATTGGTCTTTACTCATCATTTTTCGTTTTAGGTTTTTCTATTTCTTCAATCGTCACCCACACAGGGCGGCAGGTGTAACCTTGTTTCTCATACTTAGGCCAATCAATGGAATGTATATGTCCACCAAAAGGCCAAAATGCATTCTTTAAAAAAGACTCTTGACTATTGTAAATTTGAGTGCGTGTAGTCCAGACAATCAAATCCCCTTCCGGATCAAACACCGCCCACATTTTGATTGTTGTGCTCATCGCTAATATTCTCCTTTCTCCATCCGCTTGGACAGTCTGTTAATTTTACGGGCAATGATCTTTGGAATGTCCTCGTAAGCGTAACTGATATAAACCAATTGCTCGACACAGATCAGTACATCAGCCATCTCTTCCAGTAGGTTATTTCGGGTTGCGTCACTTGGCTTCCGGTCGTGTTTTCGAATGGCTTGGATCAGTTCGGCACATTCTTCTATGACCATATTGATTTGCGCTGGTGCTCCAAATTTTTCGAGAGCCTGAATCAGTACCTTTTGTTGACTTTCATTTGTCCACATAGTTAACCCTCCAATGCTTTTTCAATCAACTTTCTGTTTTCCGAGTACTGAATCGCGAAGTCAGCGTATCTATTATCCCCGGTGTGCGTGTTGTCCAAGTCTTTGAGTAGTTCGTTGGTTTTCCGCAAGGCTTCCAGCAGTTCCGGGGCGGCGGCGATAAGACGAGCGTTGGCCTCTTCTTCACATGATGCGGTTGTATCTTCAATCCATGCGACACCATGACCGTCAGGACCAAAAACCACATCGTTATCTGGATATTTTCCGATCTTCCAGGGTCCCGGCGTGCCTTTAAATTGCGGTTTCATTTTTCAAGTTTTTTTACAAGTTCCATTGCTTCTTTGAATCTGTCGAAGTCGTACCGATCCGTCGTTGTGTTATGGTATCTGAACTTCCGAAAGCACACAGGACACTCGAAAACCATCATATAGCCGGAAAGCGTGGAGCAATACCCTACAAGTTTTGCCTTCGGTAGGGGTTTTCCCCATCCGGGGCCGCGTTCATAAGAATAGCCATTCCCCGACTTACCGCACAGACAAACAAATCCCGGTGTGTACGGTATATCCTCGCATTGTGCAAACTCTTTAAATTCTGTACTCATCTTCTTCTCCTGTTATGCCCGAAGGCGGGTTAATCATCAAATACTTCAAGCATTCCTATTGCAAGCATAAAAAGCCCACTTATTGTTCCGACGAGGCACAAAAAACCAAACCAAAATTTCATGCCTTCTGAGACTTCGACGGTTGACTGTTGGCCGAGGAAATAACTGCACACAAGCGCCAAAGCACCAATAACAATCAATAAAATCGGTTTCATCTTCTTCTCCTGTTATGCCCGAAGGCGGGTTACTATCTCTCCGAATAAATCCGGTTTATAATCTCTGTGTAAACTTTCACATCGAGATCGTTGTATTTGTACTGATTGTCCACTATTGCCACAATTCGCTGGGTTTCCATGTTAACCGCTTTGTATGCCCGGCCTTTGCTAATGGCTGTAAACGGGGCCTTGTCGTCGTTCTGCGCGTCGTAAGCGACGAATACATGTCGGCGCAAATACTCTTTCGGTTTCATCTTCTTACTCCTGTTATACCCGAAGGCGGGTTACTTTAATCGTAGTCCATGAAATCATCTTGAAAAACAAACTGACGGCAATCCTTATCCCACATTATTTCCTTTCCCTTCTTGAAGAAAACACCACTGTGCTCGTCGAATAATGCACATAAACCGATTTGGGTGGGTTCGTCAGAAGCATAGTTTTTGTTGTTGTACTCCTTGTATGTTTCAAGGTCACTAATGACAGGAGCAAGAATCTTCTTAGTGTCGTCGTTCTCGTACACCTCCATGAATAGGAATGTTCCGCTTTGATACATGTCCATGCCTGCAACATGATCTCCTTCGACCAATTGATTCATAATATCCAAAGTCAAATTCGGATTCTCGTAAAATTCCTGAGTAAAAAAATCTTTTCTTTCCATAGTTTTTATTGTTTTAGTTACTCCTTTCCGTGTTCTACGGGGTTATTCTCTGTCAAGTCCTCAATAATCAAAAGACATTGATTTGCGTACTCTCTGGCCGCTTCTTGGGGTGTTTTCATTGCTCGTTGAGTTTTTGAATGAATATTTGCATGTAGCCGCAATCTTGATCACATAATTCACCTTGCATGTGATAATTGGCTTCACATAAGAATGGATCATCAGGCTCAAGCGGTTCTTTTCGTGTCCTGAACATGCAACAATCCCTGTGCGCCTCCACCGCTCTTGCTTTCAGCATCTCGATCTCTTCTTCTGCGTCCCGCTCGGCAAGCTCGACGGCTCTCTCAGCGCTTTTACGATCTAGGAGCTTCCCTTCCACATTCATGTGAATCGAATACATCACTTCGCCGGGTAGTTGTATCGCACTAAATGCGCTATTCCTGATAAATTCTTCTGCTCGTTTGCTTTTCATCATCAAAACATTGTTTGTTGTGTCTTGTAGTAAATCAGTCTCTTTTCTGCGATTCGGATATAATCAGGGTTCAACTCACTACCGAGATAATGTCGGTTCAGTTTCTTGGCAACAACAGCGGTAGTTCCTGATCCCATGAATGGATCTAGAACAATACCGTGCTCCGGACATCCAGCCTTGATGCAATCCACGATTAACTTTTCAGGAAACACGGCGAAATGCGCCTCTTTACAATGAGCTGTTGATACCACCCATACACTGCGTTTGTTGGCATAGCCTGTGTATTCGAATTCTCGGTAAGTGTTACTTCTAAACATGGGGTCGGAATCATCGATAATACTATTTTGGTTGGCGCGCTTGCGGCCGCCGATAACAGCCTTCATTGTTCCGTT